ATCGCTTATATAGAGTTCCATTGATTAATTATTGTCCGTTTGACACCGGACCATGTTTTTCTTTATTTTATTGTATATTAATATTTTTGATTTAGTGTAGTAAAATTCCGTTGTGGTTTTTATTACCCGCATCAGAAATTTACTTTAAATCCGTACAAGTTTTTATCCCCTTGTATGAAATAAAAGTGTTTTAGTGTCTTTTATGCACCCTTGTTTTGGGTTCGTGAGGCCCCATTACAAGTGAAGTAGCATACCTAGTTCAACGCTTTAATCTCGTTGTTCCGCGCTTTTTATACATGAAATGTATTTTATCTCGTTAATAGAGAACTATTTTTAGAAAGAGTTTGTTACACTCTAAATCGTCAACTTGGCGCAGTCTTATATTTTCTTCTGTCATAGAAAATGAACCCGTATTTGCTTCAATGGTAAATTTGCACTTGATTAAAATCAGGAGTGTATTACCCATATGAAGCTTACAGATTAAAATTCAATTAAAACAGAAATTGGATTGTAATGATTCGACTTGGCATTTATTTGCTCGGAGAAATCCCACCGACTTTACGTAATCCGTCCTTGATAAGTACACCTCGCAGAAGAGAGTAGTATTTTAGACGTAGATTTGTTTATTAGGAAGAATTGGTTTTCCGGATTATAATTTATACGACGTACTGTATGTCATAGGTCCCAATACCACATTAAATAATTTTGGTTTCAGCATGTCCTAGCATGTAGGGTGTGGTAACCCGTAATTTACCCAAAACAATGTTTAGTGTGTGAGGCATTTAGATTGAAAATTTCAATGTTTTAATTGTTTTCAGATTTGTTATTATTTTATTCGAATGAATACTGATATCAACCCTTTCTTTATTAACCATGTTAAGTTATTTTTTAGAAGAAACAATTACAAACACCACACAAGGGTTCTGGCTATTATTAACCATGATAGTTTCAGTTGTCGCCATTCAGGTAGGCATAAAGTTTGACGCAATGTTTTCCCAATCAGGGAAGGCTGCGCGGGTAGAAAAATTTGAATCGAAACGCAAAAATCATCGAAACGCTGAAAAGCGCAAGGCGATTGAGCGTAAGAGGAGATTCGATCATATTCGAGAATGTCAAAAACATTCAGAGAAAAAAGATCGTAAGGAGTCGAAGAAAATTCTTTATAATTCTCAATTGGGAGAAGAAGAAGAATTTTTCAATGATGTAAAAAATTTTCTTGGTAACGCGAAAACTTTTACAGCAGACGCATGGCAAAAAGTTAAGCCATTAATTAGCAATAATTTTAGTTTTGAGAAATATTATACTATTTTTGGATATATTAAAGCTTGCAAATTAACTTGTTTATTTTGCGATATCTTTGATATACTCATTTCATTAGAAATGATGGAAAATTTTGTTATTAAAATCGAAGGATGGGACATTTATGTTCCCAGAAAACGAAAAGGTAAAACTAAGATTACTGATTTATTTGAAGCGAGTTATTTATTCGCGAAAGCATTTAAGAAAGCTTATTCAGAATTTCCGACGAGAGGTTTTGCAGCCTTTTACGGAGATGGTAAGAATGGTTTATTTGAAGAAGATTACACTTATGTAACTTCTCATAATGTACTTATAGATACAGGTGCGATTAATACCGAAGAGGATATTAAAAGTTTTGATCTTAAGTTACAGAGAGCCATTGATACTTGTAATTCAATGATAGGAGCTAATTCCGAAAGGAGTTATTATACTCCTAAATTGAGAGAGCTAAAAGTATTACAAGCTAAACGCATCGCGTCGCAAAAAGATTTTATTAGGATGAAACCGTATGGCATTTTATTGACCGGAGGTTCATCGGTTGGTAAATCTTCTATTGCGAATGCTTTAACTCGTTATGTTTTGAGTGTGAATGGTTTTCCATCATCAGCTAATTCAGTCGTTGTATTGAATGAAGCTGATAAATTTCAATCTGAGTTTCGTACTTATCATACAGGAGTGATCCTTGATGATTTGTGCAATAGTACAGTTGATACAACAGATGGAAATCCTTTACTTAAGGTTATTCAATTTATTAATAATTCACCACAATCAGCATTGAATCCTAATGCTGAAATGAAAGGAAACGTTATGATAGAACCAAGGGTAGTTTTGGCCACTACAAACGTTAAAGGATTGAATGCAACACATTATTCTAATGAACCATTATCCATAGCTCGTAGATTTGATGTTACTATTACGCAGAAGGTTAAACCCAAATATCGTTTGTTAGATTCAGAAATGTTAGATACTGCTAAAGTCGCTGAAGATTTTAGTAATACTGCATTTCCGGATTTTGCGATGTTTACGGTCGAGAGACCTATATTGAGTTCAGGCAATATACGTCAAGGCATGGCCAAAAAGGCGCGTGTTTCGTATACACCTGTTATTTTTGAAGGAAAAGAGTTAGTAGATGTAAGTTTACACACTCTTATGTCTTATCTCAAATTTCACACAGGTAAGCATTTTGCTGAACAGAAAAGTTTTGTAAAGACACAACGAGAGAATGTCGATATAGAACTTGATGAGTTTGGATTTCCTGTTGGAATGGCTAGAGAAGAAGAATTTGATTCTCAGATGGCGATACTTGATGAGTTTATCGATAAGTATGAAGCTTTAGAGGATTTAGCAATTCTTAAATTTAGTCATTTTGTTAAGTACATGTTAGGTGTACGAATGGTTAGGAATTATATTTATGGAATGTATGCACAATATTTTAATGTTGCATTCATGATAGTTATTTATGGAAGTGCTGTATCTCAAAATATGTCATTGAGAGGAGGATTATTGGTAATCGCCTCTTTATATATCTTGAGATATTGCTTTTACCGAGTCGCTTGTTATTATATTCTTTGGAGAATTAGAAGAATGACCAGGTTGAGTACCTGGTTTCGTAGATGTTCATGGGTTGATAAGATAGGAATTCTTTCTTGTATTGGAG